GTATAAAAGTATAAAAATGTTTAATCTGTAAAACGACAAATTGCTACTTTTTTAGAATTCATATTTCCATTTATATTTGGTTTATCTTCTTGTTTATTATTTTTTAAATTTTCATAAAATTCTAATGCTTTTGGATGCGACCTGATACTACTTCTTGAAAATTTATCTAAAAATAAACCTTCTGCAGTTTTAACACGACTTAATGCCACATACGCCATTGAATATTCAAATATTTCTTCTTTGTGCAAACTTGTTACTAAACAATCCAATGTAATTCCTTGTGATTTATGAATTGAAATGGCCCACGCCAATCGTAATGGTATTTGTTTTTTCCGAATCAAACATTCATCATTTTCAAAGGTTCTTTCAAATAACTCAATCGTTTTAATAAGTCCAGATTTAAATCTAACAACTGGTAATCCTTCTTCAAATTTAGTAATAATTCCACGACTTCCATTAGCAAATCCAGCATCTACATCAATATTTTCAGTTAGCATAACTTGAGCACCTACTTTCAAATTAATAATTTTATCATTTTTAATATAATTATTAATCAAATATTCATTTGTTCTCCCTTGTGTGTCTATTTGAACTCTATAAGATACACAATTACCTTCTAATTTATCTAATTCATTTATATTAATACTATCAACTGCTTCATTTTTAGAATATAATTTAGTTGGAATAATACCATCATCAAATATTTGGTTTAATCCACAACGACTCAAAAAGAATTCTTTCATACTTTTGGTACATTTACCTAATCTTACTTTTTCTAATATTTTGGAAAATTCTTTATTTTTTTGTCTAATAATTTTATCAAGATAAATCGTATAATCAATAGATTTATCCCAATTTTCTGATTGAAAACAAAACTTAGCACTATCAATTACTGGTAATTGTAAAAAATCACCTGCTAAAATTAATTGAATGCCTCCAAAAGGTTTATCAACTCCTCTTAATTGTTTTCCAATTTCAGATAATTTATCAAATAATTCTGGAGATAACATACTAATCTCATCTATAATTAACATTTTTGTATATTTCCATCTGCTATGCGCTTTTGTTTTTTTAATATCTTTTACCATCTTTTCAACCTTATCTTTACCTAATCCAATTCCCGCCCAAGAATGTATTGTTTTACCTGATAATTGTATCGCACTTACTCCAGTTGTGCTTGTTGTAGCAACTGCCCTTCCATATAATTTTCGAATTGTATTAACAACATATGATTTACCACTTCCAGCAGGTCCAGTTATAAATATATTTTTTCCATCTTTTACAGCATCGATAGCAGATAACTGCTTCTCATTCATATTTTTAATATATTGATTATTCATTATGATATTTTAAACTTTTTTATTTTAAACTTTTTTATTTTAAACTTTTTTATTTTTTTGGATAATATAATATATAAAATAAATCTTAAATGCTATTAAAAATTTAAAGAATCGCACAAATTTTACTATCCATATTTTTAACATCATAAGTAGAAAAATTACTATTTTTCATTGTGTTTTGATATATTATTATTTTATCCTGAATTCTTGGAATTTTGTAATTATCTTGAAAGTGTCCTCCAACAAAAAATCTAATATAAAAATCATAATCTAATTCGTTTGTCTTTTTATCATATTCTGAAACTTGATTAAATTCAAGATTATAATATATTTTAGAACCTCTTTTAAATTTTACCATAGTCTTTGTTTTATCATTATTATTTACACATTTTGAAATAGGACTATATGTAATTGTTTTTTGATGATTGTTATAAAGAATTATATATTTATTATCAATTTGTAAAAAATATTTTAAATTAGCAATATCATAAACTTCTCTATCCTTTATTCTAAATAATGGAATAAATGTTTCTTTCCCAAATATATTAGTTAAATGTTCAATTAAATTAGATTTATTACACATATTACTAATTATTTTTAGAATATTCTTTTTAAAATATTCTTTTTTTGAATATTTCTTTTTAGGTAGATAATAATTTTAAAAAATTGAATTTTTTAAGATATTATTTTTATTTTCATTTAATCCTACCTAAAATAGTATTTCTTACTAAAACATTTATCTAACAAGATGGCTTCTCAACAAAGCTCAACAACCGGACAAACCGGAGAAAAACTCCAAGCACCTCAATGGGACACAGTCTATATCATGAATGATAATAAGTCATTGATTGATATCGGGTCTATTGAATCTGGGTCTGGTGAAATCTCATTGGAAAACGAAGAGTTTCTTCCTTCTTCTGTTTCGAAATTCAACACACTGATGTTCGATATTATTTATAAGGACAAAGGGTATGAGACTGATGTTAATATTGATATTGAAGCGGAAGACATCAAGGGCAAAATTATCTATATTATGCGTTATCGCCGTTGTACTGTATATTTAGTAATTCAAAAGAGCAACCTTGGAACAAGACTACTTGCTTATCTTTACTCAAAGATTAAACATTCAGCACAAAGTTTTGGAACTGGTTGCCATCAAGTAGATAAGAAGGATATATTAGAGCACTTTCCAAGTGATTTGGTGGGAAAGTGTAAGTTTGGACTTTAATACAAAAAATACAAAAAATACAAAAATTTTAATCTATTGATTTTATTTTCCTTTCTATTGTGTTAATTTTTTTTTGATAATAATCAATTAATCTTTTATATTCCATATTATTTAATAAATTATATCTGTAATTATCACAATCTTTAAATTTTTTTCCAAGTAATTCTAACTTAGAATTGTATGCAGTTATACTATTTTTAGTTTGATTTATTATTTGTTGTAAATGATTTTGATGTTGAACAGTCATTTTTTTTATAAATATTTCAAAATTTGTTTTATTTGAGTATATTATTGGAAATTGAATGATATTATTTCTTTTTTTATGTATTTCTAATAAACGTTTATCTGTGTTTTCTCTTTCGACTTTTCTTTTTTCCATAAGGATATCATATTTTTTAGATTGAAGGAATGCTTTTTTTGTTTCTAATTCTAAAATATTTTTTCTAATATTTGTTATTAAATTCATAACATCTATATTGTCATTAATTCTAATATTTAGAGAACAAGATGGAGATGTAGAAAGTATATTATTCTTATTTCGTAATTTTTCTAAATTATTGCTTAGTTCATTTATTTCCATTTCCATTTCTCTAATATTTTTCGCCATTTTTCTAATTTCATAAGAATGTGATCTATTTCTATTATTATTATTATTTACTTCTATTCTAACTTCTCTTTTATTCAGTTCTCTATCTTCAATAACATTATTAATATTAATAAAATTATTTTGTAATCTTACATTTCTTGCTAATGATTTTGCACTTTTAAGAATAGATTCTTTAACAGATTTAGAATATTCTGAATAACTAAATAAAATCCAAATATTATGATTATTTTTTATAGTAAATGGAATACTATTTAAATAATCTTGATTACTTTGATTACTTTGATTACTTTGATTACTTTGATTATTAATATTTATATTATATGAATTGCATGTATTATCATATTTATTTTTTATTGGTATTGGTATTGATCGTGATATCTTAATTTTAGATAAATGGTTAATAAATCTATCATATTGTATTATAGCAATTGCTAAAAGTCTTTGGTAATCATTTGTTTCATTGGAATTTTCTAAGATTTGTATGTTTAATTTTTTTTCAAAATTTTCTATCCGAATTTTCATTTCATTATTAATAGAATCAAGCTCTTTCATAAGAGCATTTTTTTTTATACTTGTCATAATAATTATGTCATAGTTATTATAATCAAATAAATTCTTTTATTAATTTTAAACTTTTAATTTTTAGAAGTATTATATTAATTGTATTATATTAATTGTATTATATTATCATTACTTATAATAAAAAAATTTAACTTCTTTAAAATTTACTATAATATATAGATTATATTGAAAATATAGATATAAAAAAAAATTATAATAATAATAGATATATGTAAGTAGATATATATATATATATATTATTTTTATTTTTATTTTTATTTTTATTTATTTTTGGATTAATTAATATTTTACTTGACTTTGCTCATAATCTCATCGCATATATATTCATCATTATATATAGATTGTAATATTTCGACAAACTTTAATTCATCACCACAATTATTATATATATCTTTGAATGTATGACATATAATTGAAAACCCTTTACATCCAATTCCATCAATAGTTTTTACTATTAATTTCATACATTTTTCTAAATCAAAAGAATATCCGTTATTAATAAAGAATCTGAAATCTCCAAAATGATCCAACCTTGAACTTTCAATCATAAATTCTACCATATTATGATAATTAGTAATTTGAAAGTCTCTAAATAAATTAATGATTTCCTTTAAATTTGATTTAACCGCCAATTTAAAATGATGATACTCAATATTAAACTCATTTTCAAGAGCCCATTTAACAATATCAATACTGTTATTTCTCATTGCCGATTCTAAAATATTTGATTTCATATTTTCTTCTATAACATCGTAATATTTTATATATATGAAATCTAACATATCAATGTCGTTGTTTTTGGCAGGAATAATAAGGGCATCTGATAAAGTAATAAACTGATAATAATCTGGTTCATAATCATCTATTGATATAGTTGACCATTTTTTTTCCAGTGAGAATTTTAAAACAACTACATTACCTTTTTGTATGGCGTGCCTACAAATATCTTCATCTTTTGGACATAAACCATTTTTAAACGCCCATTTTAAATATTTTACAGATGATACTGAATCACTTATATAAGATATTCTTTTATGATTAAACTTTTTAGAATATCTCCATCTTCGAATGATATTATACCAAGAACGACATACACTCATAAATAAATGATGATGTCTTGGACCAGCAGATGTTAGAATCTTTTCAATTATTTCTACTGGAAATGTTTGATTTATATTTTTATGACTTTTAATTGCAGAGTTCGCCATATTGTAGGGGTGTTAAATATCAAGAAATATACATTAATCTCTTTTTTGTCTATTTTTTGTTTATTTTAATAAAATATATTAATTTATTGTTATAAAATTCAATTTTATTAAATTTTTATATCAATCAATTCTTAATACAAAATCATTATGGTTTTCTACTTTTGATGGTGAAGAATTGCTTGTATGAATGTTTAATGTCGGGTGAGTTCTTAATTTAGATTCTGATTCTCTAAATTTTGTATGTATAGGAGGAGCAGTTTTAGGTGGTGGTGGAATTGTTTTTCTATTACTATCATTACTATTACTATTATTTAGGTTTGAAACTTGGTAAGATATAGCATTATATTTTGCTAGTTGGTTTAGTTGTTCTTCTATTTTTATAATATTACTATCATTATTTGTATTATTTGTATTATT